GTGAAGATGGTGAGCTTGGTAATGGCACTAAGGCTATCGTCCGGTTCTCTACCTACTCTAATGGCTCTGGTGTCCGGTTGGAAGCTATTGCTGTTACCGAACTAGTCGAATGGGTACAAGAAGATAAGTCTGAATATGCAGACGTCTGGGATGTGTAATTATGGAGATCTTTAAAGATATTTCTGTAGTTGTCCTTAGTATCATGGCAGGGATTGGAATTGTGCTTCTGGCACTCTTCCTAACCTTCTGTGTAGGTTGGCTTGTTGGTTGGGGTGTAGTTTGGTTTATCCCAGCACTTGGACTTTGGACTACAACTACACTAGGGGTGACATTCCCGTTTCTCTTTGGTGTACTGTTTACAGCCCTTCGACTGTTGGTTGGAAGTTCCAAATGAAAGCAACATATAAAGACCACATGGGAACTGACCTTAGTGTAGTTAATGCTGCTAGGGTTAGTTTTGGCAAAGAGTCCAATTGGGTGAACGTACATGCTGCATTTCGTGATGCTGGTGAATGGGATATTGTTAAAGAACTCTCCAAAGGTGACAAAGGGCTGATCCAATTCCTAGCTCGTGGGTGTACCTCAGGTGACTGGGAAGACCTAGTAGCTACAGCCACAACAGAGAGGTGGGAAGACCATGTGGAGGAACTACTAAACCACATCCGAAAGATGCCTCCCCACTGGACACCTTTTGCTCATACTGCTATTACTATACACTTGAAGATGCCTATCTTTGTAGCTAGACAGATCATGAAGTCTACAACAGGTATGGTCTATAATGAGGTCTCTCGTAGGTATGTTGATGATGAACCTGAGTTCTATGTTCCTGAGGTTTGGAGGAAACGTGCAGACAACGTGAAGCAGGGTAGTGGAGAAGGTGAAGTCGTGATGCTCTGTCTACATGAGGACGGTTCGCAAGCCCGTGGCCTTCCTGCGATTGCTGACCGCAGCGGCACGGTTAAGTCATCCTACAGACGGGCTATGTTTGCCATGGATGAACTCTATCAGGAAATGCTCCGGTCTGACATTGCACCCGAGCAAGCCCGTATGGTTCTACCTCAGTCCATGTACACAGAGGTTATTGCTACAGGGAACCTTTACTCATGGGCTAACCTGTACGTCCAAAGGACTGATGCACATGCTCAGAGGGAGACACAAGAACTTGCCAAGCAGATTGGTGAGATTTGTCAACCGTTGTTTCCTGTGTCTTGGGAGGCACTAACACAATAGGAGTAACTATGGATAAACCAGAGTTAATCAAGAAAGTGTATATTGATGGGGATGTCTTGGCATACAGGGCATCCTTCTCAGCTACAGATAAACCCGTCTCCAAAGCTTACTCTAAAGTTGATGAACTGATGAGCTTCATCTTGAATTCAACTGTACTTTTTAGTAATGGCAGTGATTATGAGAACTACTTGACAGGAGATAACAACTTCCGTTATGATGTTGGAGTGACACATGTATACAAAGGGAATAGAGGTGGGACTAAACCTGAACACTTACAAGCTTCTAGAGACTACCTGTGTGAACGTTGGAGAGGTGTAATCATTGAGGGTCAGGAAGCTGATGATCAAATGGCTATTGAGGCAACTAAAGGGCCTCTAGGGGAAGTAGCCATTGCTTCTATTGATAAGGATATGCTACAAGTTCCCGGTTGGCACTTCAACTTTGGTAAGAATGAATGGCATTATTCAGACCAAGAATATGCAACTAGGTTCTTCTACACACAGCTGTTGACAGGAGACAATGTTGATAATATCATAGGTTTGTGGAGAGTGGGTCCAGCTAAAGCTAATAAAATCTTAGGTGATTCTACAGATGAACTTGAGTTGTACCAGAAGTGCTTAGAGGCTTATGATAATGATGCAGATAGAGTATTAGAGAATGCTAGGCTGCTTTGGCTTAGACGTTATGAGGGTCAGATGTGGACCCCACCAGTAGAAAAGGATACAAAATGAAGATCAAAGTTACCATCGAAGACAATGAATCAGGTAAAGTTACTCAAGTAGAAAAAGACTGTGATGGGTTCTTGACAGATGTATCAGGAGTGTTTACTGATGTTGTATCAGCAGCTTATGGTTACCCTGTCCACGTAGTTACAGTAACTGAGTTTGCTGCTTGGGACCGTGAAGGTGTAGTTGAGTAATGAAATCTCCAACTAGAGCAAGAGCCTTAAAGGCAGGCTACCGTTCTGGTCTTGAGGAAGATGTTAGTAATGAGTTGAAGTCTAAAGGTGTATCTTTTGGTTACGAAAGTATTAAGATTGAGTGGGTAGACCACAAAGTACGTAAGTACACACCAGACTTCATTTTACCTAATGGTATCATTGTTGAGACTAAAGGTAGGTTTGTAGCTGCTGATAGGCGTAAACACCTAGAGATTAAGAAACAACACCCAGAAATGGACATACGTTTTGTCTTCTCTAATGCTAATAATAAACTTAATAAAGGCAGTAAAACAACTTATGCTAAATGGTGTGAACAAAAGGGTTTCTTATGGGCTGAGAAGTCAATCCCTCAGTTTTGGTTGGATGAATAAAGGAGGATAACTAATGCTACTTACAGCTTATATTATAATTGTACATGTGGCAATTACACATGGTGTCTACACAGCAATTAAAGACTTTGGGCTTTTGGATGATACAGTCCCTCGTTGGTCAGACTGGCTTGTCACCTTAGTTCTCTGGCCTTATCTTCTGGGGGTGGGCCTTATGGGTATGGTTCTAGCTGATGAAGAAGAGATTGAAGTGGGTTCTGTAGGTACCTCCTTCGAAGATTTTACTAGTAAAGAGGAAGAAGAAGATGAACAATAAGGAACTTCAACTAGATCTGTTTGTATACTACGAACCAGTATCTATGGATGACCCTCGGGATCAATCTGTAGCTTCTATGGTGGAAGAGTTTGCTATTACTGCTGAGCAGGAGATTGATGTACCTATGTCACTAAAACTTGTGACAGAGGAATTCTACGAATTAATGGAGGAAGTAAGAGATTCTGCTAGTAAACCTGAGAATGAACTTAAGGAAATAGGTGATCTAGTTTATGTTCTCTATGGTTATGCTCGTGCTAAAGGATATGATCTTGAAGAAGCTGTAGCTCGTATTCATAAGAATAACCTAGGTCGAATGAAGCAACCTGATGGTACTATTAAACGTAGGGATGATGGCAAGATCCTTAAGAATAAGGATTATCCTAAGGTTAATTTGGAGGATTTGGTGTGAATATTTTCTTTAGATACTGGCGATATCTCTTGACTTGGAGAGAACATCGTGACACTATCAAACAACTTAATCGTCTGTCTAACCGTGAGTTGGAGGATATTGGCCTCAGCCGAGCAGATGTAGATGCTATGATCTGGCTTGAAGAGGATATGAACGAAAGGGGTAACTAATGTTTATAGCGCTAGTATTAACTTGTGGGCTTCACCAATCAGTGTTCACACCAGAGGGTTGTAGTTTGAAAGCTTATAAAAACCCATTTACTTCTAAAGTAGAGTGTGATTGGGTGGTAAGGGAACTTGAGTATAACGCTAGTGGTTCTCTACCTAAGGGAGCTTATATAGTTGATGCTAAGTGTGTAACATTAGGTACTTCGAGTTAAACAAGGAGAGAGATCAATGAAAACACGTTATGTAGATTGCTTGGGTACACCTATTTATGTAGGGGATATTATTATGGCTTACACTAAATACAACGGTATGAAGGTCTACAAGGTTCTTGGTGAGACAGAACACAAATTAAAAGTAAGCACTGGTGGTAAACCTAGTTATATTCCTTGTAATACGTGGTCAGTATTTAGGCTTACATACATGGATAGCCCAGAAGAAGTCTATAAGCAATTCAATAAACTGTAAGGAAACTTATGTATAAATCTAATCTAAATCCCATGTTCCGAAGTAAGTTTTCTGAGGATATCTTTAACCATAAGTATCGTCATGAAGGTGCTGAGACTTGGGCTACACTAGCTAAAACTCTTGTAGAAGATGTATGTGGTGAACATATGCCACAAGATGAGAAAGATCAACTTATTCAGTACATCACTGATATGAAGTTCCTACCCGGTGGTCGTTACCTATACTATGCGGGTAGACCTAACAAGTTCTTCAATAACTGTTATCTATTGAAAGCAGAAGAAGACACTCGGGAAGACTGGTCTGATCTATCGTGGAAGGCTGAAAGCTGCCTCATGACAGGTGGTGGTATTGGTGTTGACTACTCTGTGTACCGACCCTCTGGTGCCCCTATTCAGAGGACAGGAGGTCAAGCCTCAGGGCCTATCCCTAAGATGCTTATGCTCAATGAGATTGGTCGTAATGTCATGCAAGGTGGTAGTCGCCGTAGTGCTATCTATGCAAGCCTTAACTGGCAACATGGAGATATTGAACAGTTCTTGACTATCAAAGATTGGGATGCTATCAAGGTAGGAAGTACTGGTAAGTCTCTTTGGGATATTAAACAGGAAGATTTTAACTTCCCAGCACCTCTTGACATGACTAACATTAGTGTTAACTATGATACTAAATGGCTCATGGAATACTACAAAACAGGTGACCCCGGTGAGACCTTCCGTAAGAATGTCAAGCAAGCTCTTAAGACTGCTGAACCGGGCTTTAGTTTCAACTTCTTTGATAAAGAGAATGAGACACTACGGAATGCTTGCACTGAGGTAACTTCTGAGGATGACTCTGATGTATGTAACCTAGGTTCTCTTAACTTTGGTCGTATTGAAGATATCTATGAGTTGTCTAAGATTGTAGAGCTTGGAACTAAGTTCCTTATCTGTGGTACTCTTAAGGCTCAACTACCCTATGAAAAGGTTAATGAGACACGAGAGAAGAACCGTAGACTTGGACTTGGTATCATGGGTGTGCATGAATGGCTTATTAAGAAAGGCTATCGTTATGAAGTTACACCTGAACTACACCAATGGTTGGAAATCTATAAAGGAGTATCTGATGGAACTAGTAAAGACTTTGCAGATGCATTGGGCATCAGTCGTCCTGTGGCAAACCGAGCAATCGCACCTACTGGCACTATTGGCATTCTGGCTGGAACCTCTACTGGCATTGAGCCTATCTTTGCTGTAGCTTACAAGAGACGTTATCTTAAAGGTGGCTCACGCTGGCACTACCAATATGTAGTTGACTCTGCTGCTCAAGTCCTTATTGATACCTATG